ATCAGGACTGCCAAACAAGCGCACAGTTGAAGCTAGGCAGGCCATAGCCATGTTTGTTGACAACAACTCACACCGCCTAGAGCACTGGCTTGATCAGGTCGCTAACGGCGTTCCTGACCACGATATAAAGCCAAACCCCGCCAAAGCATTTGAACTATTCCAATCGGTGGTTGAGTACCATGTACCCAAGTTGGCAAGGACAGAGATCACCGGCAAGGATGATGGGCCGGTAGAAATGGTGGTGACATGGGGCGGCGTGAAGTAATCATCCCTTACCACCCAAGGGCGGCTTTCATGCCGTTTCACTTGAGGACAGAAAGATGGTCATGCCTACTTGCCCACCGTAGAGCTGGAAAGACCGTAGCGGCAATCAATGACCTGATCAAACGAGCAATCACCGAAAGCGGTAGGGGCGCACAGTATGCCTACATAGCCCCATTCAGAAGCCAAGCCAAGCGGGTGGCGTGGGATTACCTCAAGCATTACGCCGCGCCAGTAACCAAAGCCACAAACGAAGCTGACCTGATGGTGGAGCTGGTGAACGGCGCAAAGATCATGCTGTTTGGCGCTGATAACGCAGACTCTATGCGGGGCATGGGCTTTAACGGCGTTTACATGGACGAATACGGTGACTTTAGACCAAGCGTATGGGGAAACATCATTCGACCGTGTTTGAGTGACCGGCTAGGTTGGGCTGTATTTGGGGGAACGCCAAAGGGCAAAAACCAGTTTCACGACATTTACAAAGTCAGTCAGGTAGTGCCAGATTGGTTTTTGTTGCGCCTACCGGCATCAGTGTCCAAGCTATTGCCGGACTCAGAATTACAAGCAGCTCGGTCGCAGTTAAGCCAAGACCAATACGACCAAGAATACGAGTGCAGCTTTGATGCCGCCTTGTTGGGGGCGTTTTTTGGACAAGAGATGCGTTTGGCTGATGATGAGGGCAGGATATGTGAGCTGCCGTTTGAGCCTGACTCATCTGTATATACAGCGTGGGACTTAGGTTACCGAGACGACACCGCCATCTGGTTTTATCAGGTAGTGCGGGGCGAAATCAGGGTAATGGACTACTACGCTGTCAGCGGCGCAAGCATTGAAGAAATCTGCAATGCAGTCATAGCTAAGGGTTATCGATACACCCGCCACCACCTACCGCATGATGCTAGAGCCAAGACCTTGGCCTCGGGCGGTAAGTCGATTGTTGAGCAATTGGCGGCACATCTGGGTGGCATGAGCAAGTTGGCAATAGTGCCTGAGATTGGCATACAGGACGGCATCCAAGCGGTGCGGATGATTCTGCCCATCTGTTACTTTGACTCCAGATGCGATGAGGGCTTGGAAGCGTTAAGGCAATATCAGCGGGAATATGATGAGGACAAGAAAACATTTCGTCAAACTCCGCGCCATGACTGGTGCTCACACCCCGCAGATGCGTTTAGAATGCTTGCAGTAGCCTATCGACAAGAAGCAAAAGATCAGACACCGCCCAAGGGCAAGACCCTGCAAACCATCACATTGGATGAGTTGTGGGATTATGAGATGCAACATAAAGAGGAACGCATATGAGCCAGCCAGTAGCAGAAGTCGGTGCATACAAAAACATCACCGCCACAGGCGCAGTCACAACAGGCCCATGCCAATTGCTTGGCTTTTACGTCAATAACACCAGCTCAGGCACTTTGGTGCTTAGAGACGGTGGTGCAAGCGGTACGGTTATGTCAGGCACGATTACGCCCGCCATTGGGTTTCACCCATTTCCTGCCAACGTAGGAACTAGCTTACACGCAACCGAGGGTGGCACATTGGATGTGACATTCTTCTTTGCCAGCGGTAACTGATCATGTACGAAGAAAACGGCGCATATGAGGGCGAAGACCCAGGCCCGTACTGGCATGACCAAATTGAGACCGCCATCAAGATATTTGATAAGTGGGAGAAGCGCGGCTTAAAGGTTGTCAAGCGGTATCGGGACGAGCGTGATGCTATTGAGATGCCAAGGATGAAGTTCAACATCCTGTGGTCAAACATCCAAGTGCTGTTCCCCGCCCTATACGGTCGCCAAGCCAAGCCCGAAGTTTCACGCCGCTACATGGATCAAGACCCTGTGGGTCGCCTTGCATCCACAATGCTTGAGCGTGTCATGGAGTACGAGACCACGCAATTCGGTGACTTTGACGCTGCCATGTCTGGTGCGGTGCAAGACAGACTGTTGCCTGGTCGCGGTACAGCATGGATTCGCTATGAGCCTGTAATTGTCAATGACCGCCCCGAGGTTGAGGGTGTGGAGCAAGACGAATCACAGGTCTATAACACGATTGAAGACCCGACAGAGCGCATTGATGCGGCTCACAGCCCTATTGATTACGTTTACTGGTCAGACTTCTTGCATTCACCCGCCCGCACATGGGATGAGGTGTGGTGGGTAGCTCGCGCTGTCTACATGACCAAGGAGGAGGGTGTCGAGCGCTTTGGTGACGTATTCAACAACGTCAGTCTGACCAGCTCAAATACCGACATGGACGGCAAGAATCCATTGACCGCCAAGATGACCTACGACAAAAAGGCAATGGTTTATGAGATTTGGAACAAGCGCACCGCTAAGGTTTGTTGGATTGCCAAAGGTTATCCACAGGCATTAGATGAGCGTGATGACCCGCTAGAGTTAGAAGAATTCTTCCCATGCCCTAAACCGTTGATGGCAACCACCACCACTGGCACAATGATTCCTGTACCTGATTACTGTGAGTACGAGGATCAGGCGCAAGAGTTGGATAACCTGACGCAACGCATTTACCTGTTGACTAAGGCTTGTAAAGCGGTCGGCGTGTTCAATGCTGAGTTTAAAGAGCTGGCGCGGATGTTCAGTGAGGGCGTGGACAACAAGCTATTCCCTGTCACTGGCTGGGCGGCAATGTCGGAAAAGGGCGGCTTAAAGGGCGCTATCGACATGATGGACACCTCGCAGATCATTGTGACCTTGCGAGAGTTGTACGCCGCTAGAGAACAGGTCAAGCAGTCGATCTACGAGATCATGGGCATATCGGACATCTTGCGTGGATCGTCCAAAGCCCAAGAAACACTTGGCGCTCAACAGCTCAAGGCCAACTTTGGCAGCTTGCGCCTCAAAAACAGCCAAGGCGACGTGGCTAAGTTTGCCACCGACATCTTTAAGCTCAAAGCGCAAGTTATTTGTAAGTTCTACCCGCCTGAGCTGATTGTGCAAATGTCTGGCGTGATGAACACGCCCGATGGTCAAGACCCGCAGATGTTGCAAGCGGCATTGGAGATGTTATCTAACAGCACCATCCGCGACTTCCATATTGCGGTTGAGGCTGACAGCTTGGCTCAAATTGATGAGCAAGCAGAAAAGCAAGGCGCACAAGAGGCCATCCAAGCTATCGGTTTGTTCTTGCGTGAGGCAATCCCTATGATTAGCCAAGCGCCCGAAACCTTGCCAATGGCCTCTGAGATGCTGTTATTCCTTGTGCGCCGGTTTAGAGCCGGTCGGGGATTGGAGAGCGCGGTTGAGAGGGCAATGAAAGCCCTGCAAGACAAGGCAGACCAAGCGGCTCAGCAACAGCCTGGCCCACCGCCCGAGATGCTACAAATGCAAGCCGAACAGCAAGCAGAGCAAATGCGTATGCAAGCACAAGCGCAGTCTGAACAGATGAAGATGCAAGCAGACGCACAATTGGCGCAAGCACAGGCACAACTTGAGATGCAGATGCACCAAGCCAAAGTGCAAGCCGAGATGCAATTGGCGCAGATGAAAGCCGATTTTGAGACTGTTAAGCAGAACAATGAACTTCAAATCAAAGCCAGAGAAATGGCTGGAAAGGAAGAATATGAACGATGGAAAGCAGAACTTGACGCAGCGACTAAGATCATGGTGGCAAGGATTGGTAGCAACCCTGGTGTCGACTTACCAGTGGTTGAAGCAGCGGCTGCACAAATAACCAATGAGTTGGGCGGCACAATTGTCCAAGCAATGGACAAAATAACCGCCTTGCACGACAACATGGCAAACTTGCATGGTGAATCAATGCAGAACATTGGCGCAGCTATGCAAAGGCTCACCGCACCCAAGAAAGTCATCAGGGGTGCTGACGGTCTTGTCATAGGCGTGGAGACCACATGAGCCTAGCCCTTGCTGATCGGGTAAGACAAACCACCACCTCAACAGGTACTGGGACGATCACGCTAGATGGCTCGGTTGTAGGGTTTCAGTCATTTGCGGTCATTGGTAACGGCAATACGACCTATTACACCATTTCGGGCGGCGCTCAATGGGAGGTGGGGATCGGTACTTACTCTAGCGGGACACTAGCAAGGACAACCGTAATCTCCTCCTCGACAGGCTCAAAACTTGATCTTGCGGCTGGCACAAAGGATGTATTTGTCACCTTACCGGCAAGCGTGGCGGTCACAAGCGGCACAGATGTCACGTTTACCAAGGTCACCGCGCCTACAGTTCAAGCAACCAATTCAGCAGGGTTATCCCTTAAAAACTCGGCAGGCACAACCCAATTAAGCATGGGCGCTGGCGGTGGGGATAACTTGACGTTAAGCGTGTCGACCAATATCAATGGCGCAAACGCTCAAGTAGACATTAGCCCGACAGGTACAGGTCATGTCCACATGAAGCCCACAGGTACAGGTTCGGTTGAAATAGCGCCAACAAATGCAGGCACATTGGATAACTTAGTCATTGGTGGCATCACCCCTAAAAATGGCACGTTTGTCAATGTAGCCGCAACCACTGGCACGGTATCAACAGCACCGTCAGGCGGTACAGACATTGTGAACAAAAATTACGCAGATGGATTAGCCGCCAAGTGGGGTGAGTAATGTTTGGCATATCAGCCTTTGCACAGCTACCATTTAGCACGGTTGGCGATGCCGCTCCACCACCGCCACCTGCTGAAATATTGCTTGGCGGTCACTTTGGCTTTGACGAAAAAAAGCGCGATGCACAATGGGCTAAAGACCGAAAGCTAGAGGGTCAGCGCAAGCTCAAACTGCAAGAGGCGCTGTTTGGTCTACCGCCCGAGGTAAGAGAAGAAATCACTTCCGCGCCTGAGCAAACAATAGAGGTTGCGGTCAGAAAACAAATTGATTATGATTTGCTCATGCAAAGGGTTAAAGACCTTGAAGTGCGTGTTAAGCTCAAACGTGATGAAGAAGATATTGCAATGATCTTGGAGATGATGTGAGAACAACATGGGTATTTCCATCTGACGGTAGCGAGCCTTACGAAAAGTCTAAGGGTCGATCTGGCGAATACACCGCAGTGATGGGCGACATAGCCCCATTCATGTCACCTGATGGCGTAATGATTGAGGGCAGAAAGCAGTGGCGTGACCACCTCAAGCGCACCGATTCAATCGAGATGGGGCATTCTGACGTTAAGTATGCACAGCAAGAGTGGAACAAAAAGAAAGAGGCGCACCGAGACAGGTTGCGCGGTCAATTGCAGACCGTACAAGAGTTTGACCGACCAGGCGCACCGATAGCACCTGTTAAGATGTCTAACCTAAACGTAGAGATGGCAAACCGTTTACACAACCGTCCCATGCCTGAGCGCAAGGAGATGATCAAAATGACTTTGGAACAAATGAAAAGGATGAAGTGATGGAAAACGAAGTTGTCGCACCCGACACAGTAGAAACACCAGCACCCGAAACCCCAGCGGTCGAAGCGCCCCAAACAGCGCCAGCCGAGCCGCAAAGCAGAGCCGACACGATTCGTGAGGCACTGACCAAGACACCGACAAACCGTGGCAAACACGCCGCAAGCCAGCCCCGAGAGGGTGGTAAGTTTGCCCCTAAATTCCCAACTGACCAAACCCAAGCGCCCCAGATGGCTGACAAGCCTAGAGCTGAGATGCCTAAATCTTTGCGCCTTGAGCTAAAAGAACATTGGGAAAAAGCACCGGCTGAATTACAGCAAGCCTTTGCCCAGCGGGATGCTGACTACGAAAAGGGCATCACCTCATACAAGCAGCGAGACGCAGAGGCTCGGGCAATCACCGAGCAATTTGCACCGTATGAATGGATTTTGCGGAACGAAAACAGTACGCCGGCGCAAGCAATTGGCCCATTGCTTCAGACTGCGGCATTGCTGAGAACAGGCACACCACAGCAAAAGTCGCAAGCGGTCGCGCAAATGATTCAGCAATTCCAAATCCCATTGGATCAGGTGGCTGCTTATTTTGGCGGCGAAGCCCCACCACAACAAGATTCTCACTACAATCAACTGGCGCAACAAGTACAGCAGCTCACGCAACACATCACGCAGAGCCAGTACGAGGCACAGAAACAGAATGAAAACAGAGCACTCTCTGTAATCCAGCAGTTTGCGAGCGACCCCGCAAACGCACACTTTGAGGCAGTCCAAGACCGTATGTTGTCGCTTCTCCAAGCGCCGCAAGTTCTAGGGGACATCAGTCATATGTCAGAACGCGAGAAATTGCAGGTGGCATATGACACCGCTGTAAGACTTGATCCACAATTGGCACAAAGTTTATTTGCTCAACAGCAACAAAGCTACGCCGCACAGAATCAGGTTCAAAAGGCAAGACAAGCGGCTGTACAGGTAAGGGGCGCACCAGGCGGCGCAGTCTCTGGCCCAGTAAGTCAAACAGACCGCCGAGCTGTTATCGCAAATGCGTTACGGTCGGCAAATTTTTAAACAAGGAGTAAATCATGGCATACGCCAATAGTAATTACTCAGACGTTTTAGCAACTACCATTGAATCACGTTCCGGCATCGTTGCCGATAACGTGACCAAAAACAATGCGTTGCTGACTCGCCTGCGCGAAAAAGGCCGTTACAAGCCTTTTACTGGTGGTTCGACCATTCTGCAAGAATTGTCATTCCAAGCAAACTCAACAGCCATGTACTACTCAGGCGCTGAAGTATTGAACATCTCCCCTGCGGACGTGATCAGTGCGGCTCAGTTCCCGATTAAACAGGCAGCCGTAGCAGTCACTATCAATGGTTTGGAAATGCTCCAAAACAGCGGCGAAGAACAGATCATCGATTTGTTTGACGCACGTTTGGACGTTGCCGAGGCATCCATTGAGAACTTGATTTCTACTGGTATCTATTCTGACGGTACAGCCAACAACGGCAAGCAAATCACTGGTTTGCAGGCTATGGTGGTTGCGTCTCCATCCACTGGTGTGGTTGGCGGCATTGACCGTGCAACTTGGTCATTCTGGCAAAACCAGACTTTCGACTTCTCTGGCGATTTGGGCGCATCTGCATCCAGCTCCAACATTCAGACCGGTTTCAACCGTCTGTATGCAAAGACAAGTCGTGGCTCTGATGTTGTCGATTTGATCTTGTTGGACAACAACTTGTGGGGCTTCTTCATGTCTTCCCTGCAAAACATTCAGCGTTTCCCTGGCTCTAGCAAGATGGCTGAATTAGGCTTTGTTGCTTCTAAGTACATGAACGCAGACGTTGTTCTTGACGGTGGTATCGGCGGTAATATTCCGACATCCACTGGTTACTTCCTTAACACGAAGTACATTTTCTTCCGTCCTCACGCCAATCGGAATTTTGTTCCTATCGGTGATGAGCGTATGTCCACTAACCAAGATGCCATCGTGCGCTTGATTGGCTGGGCTGGCAATATGACTGCCTCGGGACTCCAGTTCCAAGGCGTTATGACTGAATAAGGAGCAAAATCATGGCTGATTACGTCACCGATGGAAAAATTGGTATTGATTTGACCGCTACTTATGCGAGCACATCTGCCGGTTCTACAACTTTGTTCCCTGTTACCCCTGGTACTCGGGTGAACACCTCCAACAACGGCGTGTATATGTTTGTCCGCGCCGAATCCACCATCAACGCATTTGATGCGGTGATTATGAGCACTTACGCAAACTCAGCGAGTTCTACTCCTGTGATGCGAGCTGTGCCTGTGACCACCACAAACGCTGCGGCTTTGGGTTTCAACATGGTTGGCTTTGCACAAACCGCGATTGCCTCTAGCTATTACGGCTGGGTTGGCTTGAACGGTATGTTGCAAGTCAACTTGTTGGTCGGATGCAATCCTAAAGTGCCTTTGTACACCACTTCTACCGCTGGTTCACTGGACGACACAACCGTGTCTGCCGGTTTTATCCAAGGTATTGTGGCTAACACATCTGCCACTTCTGCATCAGCACCATTCTGTATGGTCAACAATGCAGGCTTAATCATGGTTGGCGCAGGCTAAACCAGACTGACACCCTGCCCATAAAGCGGGGTGTCTTTTTAATGAGTTCTGTACCCTTAAAAATAACTGGAAAATGTGTCGCTGAAGATGAGACACTGTTTGCCCACATGGATGCCGCGATTGCAAGAGGCTATCCACAGATCAAGGAAGCACAGCCGATAAAAGCTGG